GGCATATGCTGCGCATAAATTGAGAGCGCATAGCCGCCAAAAAACACAACACCTTGGTCAACTAATGTTTGTTGAACAGTGTCATAAATTTTATCAACATTTACATCGTCACCCATTTTTCGTTGAAAATCAATATGATTACATTGATTTGCGTTTAAAGGATAATGTGTATTCAACAGTGTTAAACGTTTCAAAACTTTCTCCCAACGTGATACATCTCCGGCAGGACGTGATAACTCTAAATACATACCCATGCGAAGCAAATTTGCGGGGGCGTAAAATATGCCATAAATCTTGATTGCCTCTTTTTTAATAGCATTAAATAACTCCTTGGGGAGCAATGTAATATCGGCAACAGGAATAAAATTCACAAACACTTTAAATGTGCCAAAATGTTGACCTGATTTTGCTTCAACTTCAACAAACCCTTCTTTTACATAAATATCTGTTAATTCCTTTGCGTCATTTAAAGCATCATCACTGTAAAAATCGTAGTCAGGTATTTCTATATCTTTATTATAGAATTGGTCTTGCTTTGGCAAAATATTATTTATTGCTGTACCGCCGTAACAAATTAATTTCTTTTGTCTTATAAAATTTTCTACAATTGTAATAATTTGTTTGATTTCAGGTGAATTTGCCGTTTTGCGGCCCTGACGTTCTTCGGCTTTGTCTACAGCTGTGCGGAGAATTGCTAATTCACAATCCTCAAATTTCATATTCTTATCACATATTTCCTTTTTCATTATATATTTCTTAATATATAATGATAATAAATATTTTTCTTTTTAATTATTGATTATTGATTTTGTTAAATATTAAAACTATAATAGTCTGACTTGACCGTTCTTGTATCATAGAGAAGTTTGGGGTCTTGTTCTGGTGGAGCGTCTATTGTAACTGGAATAAATCTGAGCTTAATTGGTTTCAAAACAAACGCACTATTATTTTCATTAAAGAATATGTCATTTTCCTCCACATTTGCTTCTATATTTTGATATCTCATAGCAAGCATTTGACAACCCATTTCTCGCATTACAACAGAACTTGGATTAGACGGATTAGCTCCCTTATTTGGAATACCAATAGTCATACATAATTTATTATATTCAATAAGTTCTGTAATATCTGAACCGTGTTGTAATTCATCATATGTTAGTTCTCTCATAAAGATAGAGTTACTAGTCATATTTACATATTCATAAAACTCTTTACATTCCAAGAATGAAATGTTACTTCTATCCACAATAATAGAAATTTTTCCCATTAGTTCCAATAATGGTGTCGCACCAAAATTTGTAACCAATTTGCGCTTTGAATTCTCGTAACTATATGACTTACTCATTAATAAGTCATTATATTGTTCCAAAATCTTTGCGAAATTCTTGTACATCTTTTGATTTTCACTCTTTATGCGTAAATGAAAAATAATTGGGTCTCCTGGATTAGGTGCTCCCGAAGACGAAAACGCATTATCTGTGATAGTCTTCATTATATCGCTAAATTTAATATAATTAAATGTTTCTTTTACACAGTAATTATCTGCTGTACTAGTTGCAACTACTGGCTCATCATCAATAGAATAAATTTCAAAATCAAGCCCTCTTACACCTTGCTTTAATAAATCCTTTAACGTACACATTGTGACATAATCATTTTTATAATTACCACCACTACAGCAATTATATGCTGATTTTATATAATAATCTCTTAAATTGTGTTTAAAATCCTGCTTTGTTTGCTTTATAGATAAAATATTAGTATTTAAATCTCCATATACCGTATCCATTAATTTACATTCTCTTGTAACCATATTATTGGCCATATTTACATATATAGTAATACCGACTATTAGTCCAAGTACACCGCCAATTATAGCACCTTTTTTGTCCATTATTGCCTGTCCTAAAACACTAAACATAACTGTTAATATAATTATTATTGCTATACCTCCCAAATTACCCGTACCAGTATAATAGAAATAATATAACAGTCCAATTACAATTATTGAAAATGTAAGCATTGTTAATAATGTAATTGCCGTAGCTTCTTGCATATTTTTTAATTCATCTAAAATATTAACCACATTCTTTTTTACTTCGTCTGCTGTTGAATTTATTGAAGTTGTTGAATTATTGTTTGATGCCATCTTTTCTTTTATATAATATTGTATAAATATTTTTAACAAATAATGTTTTAACAAATATTATTAGTTAAAAAAATAATATGTTAGTATTATAACAATTAAATATGCCTGGAGGTCTTATGAATCTTGTATCTGTTGGACAGCAAAATATTATTCTAAATGGTAATCCATCTAAAACATTTTTTAAATCTACTTATGCCCAGTACACAAATTTTGGTCTACAAAAATTCCGTGTTGACTTTGAAGGCTCTAAAACACTGCGACTTCAAGAAGAATCAACTTTTACATTTAAAATCCCTAGATATGCTGACTTGCTTATGGATTGCTACTTATCAGTTGCGCTACCAAGCATTTGGAGTCCAATTTTGCCACCACAAGCCGATGCTACAACACAACAATGGGCTCCATATGAATTCAAGTGGATTGAGAATTTAGGAGCTAAAATGATTTCAAAAATAAGTATTACATGTGGTAACTATACGCTACAAGAATACAGTGGCGATTATTTATTATCAGCAGTTCAACGTGACTTTTCTGGTGTGAAGAAACAGCTATTTGATACAATGTCAGGTAATACGGCTGAATTAAATAACCCTGGTAACTCTGGGTCGCGCGTCAATTCTTATCCAAACGCATTTTATACATCTAATTTAGCTGGACCAGAACCATCAATTCGTGGCAGAATACTATATATTCCATTGAATAATTGGTTCGGCCTTAAGTCACAAATGGCATTTCCACTTACTTCATTACAATACAATGAATTACACATTGTTGTTACTATGAGACCAATCAATCAGTTATTTCAAATTCGTGATGTATTTGATTCTGTTTACAATTACCCATACATAGCACCTAACTTTAATTCTTGGTATATGCAGTTATATCGCTTCTTACAACCTCCTCCTGACATAGAAATTGGAATTTCATCTTATACAGATACTAGAACATTATGGAATGCCGATGTTCATTTAAATTGTACATATTGTTTCTTGTCAAATGAAGAGGAGCGATTATTTGCTTTAGAAGAGCAGAAATATCTTATTAAACAAGTTCATGAACAGCAATTCTTTAATGTAACTGGAGCAAATAAAATTGCTCTGGATTCACTAGGTATGGTCTCCAATTGGATGTTTTATTTTCAAAGAAGTGATATTAATTTAAGAAATGAATGGTCTAATTATACAAATTGGCCGTATAATTATATGCCTCTAGATGTAGTTCAAGCCTCATCCAGTGGAGATTATCTTATTTATAGAACAGATTCAACAGGAGCACAAATTCCAGTTTATATTGGTCCAGGTGTTAATCCAAATGGTAACCTTACTGGATTGCTGATTACATCAAATTATTCTCCAGAAAATGACAAAATGATATTAGTACAAATGGGAATTCTACTTGATGGGTCTTATAGAGAAAATACACAACCTGCTGGTGTCTATAACTATATTGAAAAATATACACGAACAAGTGGTAATGCACCTCCTGGAATATATTGCTACAATTTTGGAATCCAATCAAATAATTCAGATTTACAACCATCAGGAGCAATAAATATGAATCGATTTAGTCAAATTGAATTGGAATTTAATACAATTATTCCACCATTAGACCCTTTGGCTCAAAGTTTAACTATTTGCGACCCTCAAACTGGGCTAGTTATTGGTGTAAATAAGCCAACATGGCGAATCTATGACTACAATTTTAATTTGACGTTGTTTGAAGAGCGCATCAATATTGTTAATTTTGTTGGTGGAAATGTGGGACTAATGTACGCGACTTAAATCCACCTTTTCACTCAGTTATGAAAGGTAGGAATTTGCAGCAGTTGGACCTATATCATAGAATAATCCAGTGGCAGTTAGTGTTGTAGGATATACAGGCGTTGACCTATATTGCTCTGGTTCAGCGGCATATTCGTAAGCCAATGCGTCGTCAATTAGTTGCGCTTTTGCGTTATATGCTGGTTGCCATATTTTGAAACCATCATATGGTCTAGGCACTTTGGCGTCCTTATTAATTATCGATGCTTTTGTACCAATATCATACGTTAACGCAGAATGTTGGGGATTCTGGTTATAAATTAGACGACCTGTTTGTTCTTCACCTATAGGAATATAATTTTGTGGGTCTTTTGGAGCCATTTCATCATTTACTAGTTTATCATGAACCTTTTGTAACAAAGTTTTACATCCATCTTCATAACAATCTACATCAGTAGAACATTGTTTACCAGTTTTAGAACATTTGGCATTATAACAAGCATTTTGACAACTTTGGTCATCTGTCAATGGTAAATTAACAGAATGACTATATTTATTTACTAGGGTTTCATAATTTTCATTATTTGAAACATATGTATTTGGTGAAAATCCTTCTTTACACGAACAATTACTATCATCGCTATAATTATTGTCATATACAAAGCTGAAAAATAGTCCAATAAAAAATAATACTACTATTATTGTCAAAATAATATACTTGTATTTATTTGTAATATTTATATCTATCGTTTTACTTATATCTATCATTTTACGTATATCTATCATTTTATATAAATATATAAAATATATTTTCATTTTAGTATTTTAGAGATTAGTAAATTATCTACAAAATTTAATATATATTTATTATAAATAAATGTCAAATACAGATACAACTAAAGATACTATAGAAAGTAAAAAAAAGAATACGTCTAGGAATGACCCTGATATTGGTGGGTTTATTCAAAACTATGGTATTGGTATTTTGGGAATTATTCTATTTGTAATATTTGGCACAATGGGTCTATATATGACTAAAGTAGCCAAATCTGGAATTTTACCTACTAATCCTGATTTTAAACCATATACTTGTGATGATAATAAAACAAACAATGATAATGTTACTATGAATATAATCCGCGAATTAGGTTTTAAAGGACTTGCATTTTGGCAACTATGGGGAGACACAACCAGAAGCTGGAATCAAACTGCAAAATTTAGCAAGGAGGAATTTGAAAATTCCTTTAAAAATACGTGGGTAAACAGCTTATTTGTAGCAGCAAATATAAAAGGAACTGATGGGGCTTCTGAAGTAACAAAATATTGCTCGGCTGTAATGAATAGCGCAGCCGCATACAGTTTTTCAACAATTCAAAACATATTTGGTGCGTTTGAGAATATAAATGAAACATTGTTTTTATTCATATTTGGGTTATTTGGTTTAATTTTATTGCCATTTTTTTTCTTGTATAATATGTTCAATTCTTTAATACAGCATATTAAAAGTATGTTTAAGTATAATTTTTTTAGCGACTGGTTTAAATATGAAACATATGAAGATAAATATGGTAATGATTGGAGAGTAAAAGGCAAGCCATTTCCTTTTCAAGATAAAGATAGTGTGCCACTAGCAGACAAAGTATGGAAATGGTCTAGTTTTATTTTATTAATATTGCCAGTTTCAATTGCTGTCATGGTTTTATCCATATTTATATTTTCCCCTTTATATTTGACATTTATGCCCATTTTTAGAACATTAATGGCAAAATACAATTTAAAAGAGAATGACCCACTTAATCCTGATAATTTTCAGAAAGATAAACCAAAAAACACATTACTCACATTTATTAAAGATACCTTTACATATAAAAGAACGTTTTTATTGTTATTGTCAATATTGAATTTATTTACTTGTGCGAATACATGGTTAGGGGAAAAGTACTTTGGTGCTATTATTATTGCTGTTATATTAGCTACTGTATTTTTTAATATTTTTACAATTACAGAACCAGATGATAATACAATGATTTTAATAAAATCTACTAAACCACAGTTAAAAGAAGTTAACTCGGAGGATGAGAATGAAGAAGAATGCGACCATCAAACAAAAATGGAAAATTTTGAAAAGGAATTAAATAAAAACATGGAAATTGTAAAAAGGTTAAAAGAATATTGCCAAAACCAAAATGATTCTCTAAGTTCCGGTGTAAAACAGGAAGATATTGACGAATTAAATACCATCATTGTCAATACTTTGGAACCTGAAGGGAAAAAATTAATGAAGGAGTTTTCTAGAGTTGATAGGTTAAATAGTCCAAAAAAGAATATTGAATTTCAAGCTAAAATTGATGCTTATTCTAATTTTATTAAGACGGTAATAAATAAGAATGCATTAGAAGATTTGTTGAATACACCCGCTTTAGCGAATGATTCTGTATCAAGTGTTACACTTACACAAGGATTAGGTAGTGGTTTGGATTTAGGCAATGGTTTGGATTTAGGCAATGGTTTGGATTTAGGCAATGGTTTGGATTTAGGCAATAATAATAACAATAATAACAATAATAATAATAGCAATAATAATAATAATAGCAATAATAACAATAATAACAATAATAATAATAATAGCAATAATAACAATAATAACAATAATAACAATAATACTGATTCTGATAAAGAATTTGAATTAGGATTCAATGATATTTTATTAAGATTACAAGATTATGGTAATAAAAATAGATTAGGAACTGAATATTTTGATAATTTAAATAATTTACAAAATAGATATGATGAAATAATTAAAAATAAATCGGATACAGATTTTGACCAGAAATTTAATGAAATTAGAGAAGAAATTATAAATTTTATATATAGTTAAAAAAATAGTTTAAACCTTTCCGAAAATACAACATTATGGTTACTTGAGGGCAAACAAATAAGAAACAATCCATCAGTAAAGGGAATAAACAAACGGGATTCAAGTAATAATAATGGTACGGG